GTATCCGGCTTTGTATGTATTCACACATTCGGTTTTATTAATGTTGGCTTCAACTCTAATAAATTAAAGATAAGATAAATTTTTGAAACTACCAAATCTTTTTTGTTGCGTGGGGTGGAATCGAACCACCGACCTTCAGGTTATGAGCCTGACGAGCTACCGCTGCTACTACCACGCGATATTGTGGAGATGACCGGACTCGAACCGGTGTCTTACCAAGTAATCATAATACCAACGTCTCACAAGTTTATCTAATTTTTCTAAATCAGTAAAATATGAAATTTGATGTATGTGGGAAACAAACTTCTAAACAACCTGGTCTCGGAATTATTTTAAACGAGCTCCGACCTGTGACCCGTATTGTACATTCTTTTTAAATCCCACGATGTATGCGGGAGGGATTAGGCTGCTACAGCGTAATCCATACCTACGAATGCCATAAGGTCATTGTAAGTCATTGTTGACTTTTCGTCATTTATTGTTTCGATACGATATTAAGAGATAGTATCATTTCTCTACTTGTGGTACTACCATTCGCATGGCAATCAATACCAAACATCCCCATATTTTAAAGAACTATTTTATATTTTGTACAAATGAAACAAACTCTTTTAGTTTTTCTACATTTATACTTTTTCTAAACTTCGGTTTCCAAATTGGTTTCTTCGGACTTCTTTTACCATCCAAAAGATAAAACACTTTATCAATGTTTCCTTCATCCATATAATAATTATATGCTTCACTACCAACTGCATCTTCCAATGCCAAAATAAATGTTTTAGGTTTTTCGTCTACTCCGTTTTTAATCCTTCCAAAGTCGGAACTTGCCCTTTCCATAAAACATCTATCCAAATACGCCTTACATTCACATAATCCAACCAATTTTTCAGTATATAAATGTCTATCTACCTGAAATTTTAGTACATATCCATTTTTTGATGTGGAATTTACAAAGTCATTTTTCTTCGATTTTCCACCCTTTTCGGTTTTCCATATTAAGTCAAGTAACAATTCTACCGAATCTTTCATTGTAGAACGTACCATCCCCATTTTACCTTTTTTACCCCATTGGGTAGCTTCATTGAGTTTTTGTTCGTAAAAATCAATGTACCTTTGAATATTTTTGTTTGGCATATCCAAATATACGAAAACTTTTCCAAACTACCAAATAAATCTGAAAATATTTTTTAACTCATTGATAATCAATGGGTTATATATTAAGATATTTTATCATTAAATATTGATAATAGTGTATTTATTAGCTTTTTATTGGACTCTCCTGATAAATGTTCATCTTCCGGACCACCAATAATATCTATAAGACGCATTTTATGTTTTATTGCATAATCTTCAAAATACCAAAATTCATCAAATTTATGAAATCCTAATTTTTCAAATCTATCTTCAAAAATTGGTTTTTTTTCTTCAAACTCTTTTTTTGAATTTTTTGTTTCTACGTTGTTTATCCCAGCCCACAAATACCAATTATATTTTATACCAAAATCATCCATTAATTTTTTAATAATTTGGCATTCCATTAATAATTCTTCTAGTCTGTTTTGTTCATTAAAAAAATATGTTAGCCAATCTGTATAAAATTGGTTATAGATTACATTACATTCACCATTTTCCGTACCAAATGGTTGATTCATAATATTTGTAGAATGAAATGGAATATACTTTCCTTCTAAATCAGAAAAAAAATTTGCTCTATTGAAATAGGTAAATTGTATGTTAAAATATACGTTTCTAACACTTTGCGTAAAACCATTTGTTAGTTTGTATATTTGAGATTTTAAATCTCTAATTATTTTATCGTTTGAATTTCCCCCAAAACAAAAAGCATGTACAAAATGCTCTGGTATTTCACGCCTAAAATCTGTTTGAAAATTTGCAGTGTGTGAACATCCAAATAAGTAAAAATCGTAACTTTTTGATAATCTCATTAAATTATTCTTCTACCTCAACCCAATTATCTGGTTGAATAAGATATTTAACAGCGTGCCCTTCTTCGGTTACTTCAGCCAAATCAACTTGATTAGCATCAATCCAAGATTGAGCATCTTCAAGTGTTAAACCTACTAACCCATCAAGTGGTTTGCTACCATCTACTGTTACATCTACAATGCAATACTGTCCTTGTGCCATTTTTTATTTTTTATTTCTTAAAAAATTATTCTTCTACAACCTCTTGAACCTCTAATACGGTATATCTTTTAGTGATTTCTACACCATCTTCCAATATGATTGCTACTTCTAAATCTTCTTGATTTGCAGCTATAAAAGCATCGGCAGCTTCTTTGGTTATCATACTAGCTGAATCTTCAAATTTAACTACTGAATCTTCTGCTGGTGCCTTTGCATCTACAATAAAATAATATTTTTCCATTTTGTTTTACAATAAATATAAGATAATCGTATAAAACGTAGATTTACCTTCCCACCCATACGAATTATAATCAACCACTTCTACCCCAAATTTTGAATTAGATAACATACGAATATCATCTTCCGTAACCCCATCACAATTTTCAATCAATACAATCTTACCACCTGGATTTAAATAATCTCCAACTTGTTCAAAGAATTTTTTGTGAAATGCCATATCTAAATCCAATGATATTAATTGTTCCTCATCACTTCTATATCCTCCAGGTCTTTCCGTTTTAAAATGTGGTGGATTGGATACAATCGTATCAAATTTATGAACCTTATCAATTGAGTCAAAACAATCGGAATGTATATATTGTACATTAGCGAATTTATTATATTGGTTGGTTTTTTGTATAAAAGATGCAACATCTAAATTAATATCTGATAAAATTAATTTGCTTGCTTTATTTCGTTTTAATAATGTGTAACCTATAAATCCAGGGCCTGAACATATTTCTAATACTTTTCCCGAATCTTTGATTCTTTCCAAAATGTCCGGTTTAGTAATCGCATTATAACCAAAAGTAGTTCCACCACCATCAAATTTTTTATCGTAAAAAACACAAAGATTTCCAATATTAAATTCATCCATATGCATATATTCTAATGTTTCGTACTTAAAATTATTGAAAAAATTTGGTATTTCCAAATCTACTTTTCTTTTTTCATTATAAGAAATATTTTTTAGTAAATTTACATTGTGTTGAAATACCTCATACATTTCACTCCACATTAATAATTTTTCTTCTTGTGTTTTTTTATTTAATTCTAAAATTAAAGTTTTTATTTTTAGTATTCTTTCTCCATAATCTTCAATATCATCATATGACTCATCCCACCATTTATCAAATGTTTGGAATCCTAATTCTTTCAACCGCTTTAATAACCCCATATTACCATATGCTATAAATGGTCTTGGAAATGAAAGAGCTCTACCCATTTTTGACATAAAATCCATACGAATTTTTGTTCCTGTATAAAAGTTATCCGATACAGTCTCTGTAATCAAATGTAGAAAGCATTTCTCTAATTTATCAGCTGCGAGATTCCATATTCCGAACAAATCCAATCTTACATCTAAAAAACCATCTCCAAAATTAGAAGATTCATTAAAAGACCAATAGGACTTTTCCCAAAAGTTCATCTCTGTCCATAAATTTTTTACTAATATTCTGTGTTTGGCGGACATATTACCATTACAAGTAAAAATATCTCTTTCAAATCCATTAGGTTGATTAATTTTTCTATTAATATAATTTTGTAAACAATTTGTTGTATCAAAGTGAAACCTATATGTGAGATGTTTCCAACCAAATTGTTCTCTTATCCAATTATCAAATTCATCACCATAAGAATCGGTTATTAAGTAAACATCAAATCCTTTTAAAGTTTCAGATACCCACTTATAAGATTGTATATATTTGTTTGCGATGGATGGCATCCCTGCATTTGATAGGGGTTCGGATGATTGATTGATAACGATTTTATACTCTTTGTAGTGTTTTTGTTTCGATAACCAACTTATAAATTCAGCACCCCACCTATCGAATGTATTGACGCTTTGGCCTTGCATAAAAACGCCATAACTTATTACTATAACCTTGTCTGCATGATTTACTTTAGCAGCCAGTTTATCAATCCCTTTCATTGTAATCCCATTTTGTTTCGGATGGTCTCCATTTTTCGTGGTCTTCGCATCTCCAAATTTCAGTTGAATATCTAAAATAAGGAGCGGCCTTTAAATCCGTTCCGCGTGATGGTTGAAACCAACGTAAACGATTATTTGGTTGTGCGCAGAATTGACCATTATCTAATTTACAAATATTAAATGATTTGTGTTCGTTTGGAGTTTCAGACCAACCCGTATCCACTTCATTCGGCTCAGAATGTGTTGTATCAATAGTAAAGAGATATTCACCCTCTACTTCCGAACGGTCTTTCATTGTACAAATCGTTTTACAACCCCTTAAAACCCTTTTCTCTATTACGGAAATATTATATGATAGATTATCCCAAAGTTGTAAGAAATCCAAAGGAAACACCTTATCTTTTGCTTCCAGAGTCCTCCAACGAAATGCATGTATTGGTAACTTATCGTACACTGCTCCAAATCGGTCTATATAGGTTTCAAATAGTAGAGCACGATTTGGGATAGATTTCACAGTTACCCAATGGCCCCTTTCCCATTCACCTTCACCCATTACTTTGCCCGTATCATCCGTTTGCCAATCGTATAGGAAGCGCTTATCAATGAGCACTTCTATCGGTGGTATGTTTGCAATTAGGTAACTCATACTATCAAAAAATTTTTGTCAAAACGACACTTCCCCCAGCCCCCTATTTTTTGTGTTCTGATGGTTCACAAATTTTTTCTAATTGTTCCCACTTATATTGTGGCTTCTGATTTAAAAATACAAAACATTTCCATTTACCTGATTTTTCAAAGTAAATGTGTTTTTCTAAATAAGATGGGATTGCTGCGTTTGTAGGTATTCTTTTTACTGGTTTATCGAAATGAATTGTTATTAATACTGTCAGATTTTCTACATCATCCCATTTTCTTTCTTGCTCCTCTAACAATCTCCACTCACCTCTATTAAGATATTGGTCTTGTAGAATACAATTTAGATATGAGAATGTTTGCTTTAGATTTACCATATTATCAGAAAATGTTGCAGCTGGTGCACCATGTCCTTTATCGTATATGTTAGCCTTATAATCATCCGCATCTGATGTCTTAATACCCTTCTCGGTATAGAAATCCATTGTACCTCTATTAACGTTTGTAGGTCGATTTATTGAACGATACTTAATCCAAAGTGGTTGCTCCAATGATTGCGAATATAGAGTTTCAAATACATTGTTTTTTACTCTAACTGTGTCTTGTCCGTAAGATGCAATTCCTATTAAAAGTATTGCAATTAAATTAAATAGTTTTTTCATTAAAATCGTGATTTTCATAATAAGTATTAAATATTTTTACCATTTCATCCATTTTTTCGTATGGTAGGTGCTTTGCTGTATTTCTTAATAAAAAGTAATCACATCCGGATTCCGATTGATGAAATTGTGGTATTCTATTAAAGGTGGTTTCTATGTATTTTATAATATTTCTGTTTAAATCGTTCTGAAACCCATCTATATTTTTAAAAGTACCATTTGTTGGATGCCCCATATTAGCCAATTCATCAATTACCTCCGAAGTTGCTATGTAGTACATATCCTCAAATAAAAATATTGACCTTTTATTTTCATTTTTTTGTAACAGATTGATGTGCTCTCTTAAAAATACATCCATTCTAAAACAAAGGTCCCCTCTAACTTTTAAAACGTAATCGTATTTAAATCGATTTTCTTTTTCGTAATCTTTTTTTAGTTCATTGACTTTCCAAAAAGAATACATCCAATGCGTACCTGAAAATTCTTTGGTATCTTCTACTTCTTTTCTAAATTTTAAAAACGGTGTAATTTCGTGCTTTACAGGTTTGTATATTTCTAAAAATTGATTTAGGTATTCCTCTTTCAATTTTATAGCATCCCAATCGAATGTTGGTGAGTGTGACCCGTGATAATCATTTCTTTTATATGTGGTAATATCCCAAGTATGTACAAAAAAATCACAATTAGGTAAATACTCTCCTAAAAAATTAAATATACTTTTGGAAGTTTCAACACCGGTTCTTAATTGTCCACCAAATATAACCGCAATTTTTAAATCACTCATCAACCTTTTTATTTAATTGTTTCAATAAGTAAATATACAATCCAAAAAAAGATGCCGCAATACAATACATAACGAAGTTCGCTCTCCATAAACTTCCTGTCAGTAATATCAGGGAATATTGAGCGGCATCGAACCCAAAAGGATTGAAGAAAAGAGCTAGGAACAAGCTCAAGTCTTTGTATAGCATCATCCTTTTGCTTTTTTGCGATATTGTTTCTCTTATTTTGTTTATCACCGTCGTCCATGTGTGTTAGTTTCATTAACAATCGGCATAACCTTTAAGATAAATATAAATTATAAAATTAATCTACTACCAATTAATACATTGTGTAAGAATGGTGAACCAGGTGCTGTGTTTAAGTTTGCTTTGTAGTTTATGCTGAATCCAAATCTTTTACTTATTTTGTAATCTATTGATGTTCCTAATAGAAATCCTGCGTGTCTATTTACCATTGTCATTTTTGTATCCGCATTGTAAGATATGGGGGATACCATCATAAATACTTGTGGTGATAGTGTAAGTTTTTTACTATATGGATATGGTTTAGTCCAAAATCCTACAGCTGATGTTACTAAATTATAATCAAATCCTGTATTTGTTGCATTTCTTAATATCAAATTGATTGCTCCCAAATTATATCCATATGTTCCCCATTTTGGATGCGGTCTAACGTAGGTATAGGATAGTAAATTCATAAAGTTACCATCCAAATATGCAAACGTAGTTCCATATGAGTGTATTGCTTTTAATGAACCTTCTTCAAATTCCATTTTGGTATATCCACCACTCAATGCAAATTGCTTTAGGTTACTCCATATCATTGCGTTTGCCGAAAATGTTTCATCACCCGCCATACTTGCTCTACTCCAACCCAATCCGATAATCATATTTAATCTCCTATCAGGGTTTTGTGCTGCTGTTAAGTCCGAAGCAAACATCATTGGATTTAGATTTCCACTTTTTTTCTTTTCTTCTTTCTTCTCTTCCTTTTTTTCCTCTTTCTTTTCTTCTTTTTTCTCATCGGATTTTTTTTCTTCTGATTTAGACTCTTCCTTTTTTTCTTCACTCTTGCTTTCCGATTTAGATTCTTCTTTAGATTCAGATTTACTTTCTGATTTAGTTTCAGATTTAGATTCCGTTTTAGTTTCAGTCTTTGTTTCTGTTTTACTTTCCGAAGATGAAGAACTACCCCCACTTTGTGATGAAGATGATGAAGAACTACCCCCACTTTGTGACGTACCACTACTTGCAGGTGGTGCCGATGATGTTGGTGGTGGGGTTGATGCTCCTGCACTACTACTTGCAGCTGTACTTGCAGATGAAGATGCTGCCGATGATGCTGAACTACTTGCTGCAGATGAAGCAGCTGAACTTGCAGCCTGTGATGCGGCTGAACTTGCTGCTTGTGATACTGTGTTTTGAACTGTCTGTTGAACTACTTGGTTAGTAGGACATGCTAATGTAGAATATTGTGCATAGACGGTATTTAACCATGCTTGCACCGTTCCATTTGCTACTTCTGTTGGTGTGAATGTTCTTACCTGATTGTAGAAAGATATTACCGCATTTCCGTTTATATAAGTTGTGGTAACTATCTTTACTTCCCCCGTACATTTATCTACATACGATTGAGTATAGGTTTGTCCGTTAGCTTGAAAAGCAAACAATAATCCTATAGCAAGACCGATTAACCATTTTTTCATTACCTTTTACGTGGTTCAAATTTTCTAATAGGTGTCGATGGTTGTGGTCTTTTTGGTTGTATTACAATAGGTCTTTGTCTTTGTATAATAATTGGATTATAAAATGGAGTATTCCAACCATAATTAAAAAATAATGGGGATGGAACGTATAAGTCATCATATATTACCCTCTGTCTCTTTATTGTAGAATCTTTTGGGTCAACATAGACATATCTAACCGGTGCACAAGCCGATAAAAATAATAAAATTATAAAAATTAATTTTTTCATATTTGACACATTTTTAAAAATTCATCTTTATCAAATATAACATCTTCATTTCTGAATTTTGCCATCATTGCTACTGCTATATCTTTTCTATTATCTTTGTCTTTTACCATTTTAATTATTTCCGCAACACCTACTACCATATCTCTATCATTTGAGTGGTCTGGACTTGCTTCTTTAATTAAACTACTTAACTTTATCATTATTTTGTAAATATTCCTTTCTTAATCATTCTATCCAAAATTCTAGCACATGCAATATCCAATGCTTTCTTTGTTGCAATTGAAATAGTTGATTGATTGAATTTAACTTCATCAACAGTTGCATCTGATAAGAATGTTAATTCCCTTGTAGTTTTTGCTTCACCCAAACCACTTGCTCCGAATACTACTCCAGTTTCTGCATCCGTAAATCTAACCTGTAAACCGATACGGGTTACCATCATATTCTTAACACCATCTTTAAGGTTTATGGTTTCATCTTCCGATACTGAATAATCGTAACACTCAATTGTTACAAAATATTTAGCCAAATTGATTTTACCTCTACCTTCGATTTTGTTTTCAGAAATACCAGCATTTGATGCTTTAAATTGTTGCACCATTCTATTCTTAATTTCTGTTTTATCTTCGGTAAATTTAAAACGATTGAGGTTTTCCAAATATTCCATTGAGATATTAGCTACACCCAAACCTACTCTCTTTTCTTTTAGTTCTGGATACATTTCATACATCTCATCAGAAATACCACATTTTAAGATTTGAATAGGAATTTGAGGTCCTTCATAATCTAAAAAGTTAGAAATATCGATTGCGGTTTCAAATGATGCTTTATATTGTTCAGTTTTTGTGCTTCCCACAGTTTGGGCAACCACAGCATTGCTTAACAAAAAGCCA